CGTAACCGACCGGTTGTCACCGCCTGCCGCGAGGCGGTCTGATAGCCTAAGACACGTGCATAACGACGTCGTTTGCGACGTCTCTTATGTGCGGAGGGGTCATGCGGGGCGAAATTCTGGGTGTTGAACGGCGGCGGAATTGGGGCGATGACGAGAAGCTGGCGATCGTGAGCTCGGTCGGTGTGGGCGGCGCGACGGTGACGCAGATCGCGCAGCGCCACGAGGTGACCCGGCAACAGATTTATGCCTGGCGTCATGAGCTAAAGCGCAAGGGCCTCTGGTCACCGGATGCAGGGGCGCTGTTTCTGCCGGTTGACGCGCCATCCATCTCGGATCTGCCCGCCATGACCAATCCTGCGCCTGCTGTCTGGGTCGAGCTTCGTCTGACGAAGGGGCGCGTGCTGCGGTTCGAGAGTGACATTGCCGACGCGGCGCTGATACGGTTGATCCGTGCGGTGGATGGCGCATGATTGGGCCGGGCACGGGTGTTCGGGTCTATCTGGCCTGTGGCGCGACAGATATGCGCAAGGGGATAGCAGGTCTGGCGGCGTTGGCGCAAGACGTGTTGCGCCAGAAGCCGACGGGCGGTGCGGTGTTTGCGTTTCGGGGCCGCAAGGGTGACCGGCTGAAGCTCCTTTATTGGGATGGCCAGGGATTTTGCCTCTATTACAAGGTGCTCCAGCGTGGGCGTTTCCCTTGGCCCAACGCGGCCTCCGGGGCTACGCGTCTGACCTCGGCGCAGCTGGCCATGCTCTGGGAAGGGATCGACTGGCGCAGGCCGGATTGGGGCGCGCCACCTGCGCGGGTTGGGTAAATTATCTTCCTGAAATGCCTCGTTTTTATGGCATATCCTGCTGATTCATGGTAGTCGGTGGCATGTCGAATGATGCCGCAATCCTTCCCGAAGATCCCGCGCTTTTGAAGGCGATGATCGCTGCCCTTCAGGCAGAGAATGCGCGGATGTCAGCGACAATCCGGGCCCACGATCAGCTGATCCAAACCCTTCGGCTGCGTATCGCGAAGCTGAAGAAGCAGGCTTTCGGTAAATCCTCGGAGAAGGTTGAGCGCGAGATCGAACAGCTCGAATTGGCGCTGGAAGACCTTCTGATCGCAGCGGCTGAAAGCACCACCGCCCCTGCGGAGGATGCAGCAGATGATACGTCCGCATCAGCCAACGACGAGACCGCTGAACGCAAACCCCGCCGTCGCCCCCGTGTATCCGATGCCACGCCACGCGAGCGTCGCGAGCTTGACCCCGGCACCTGCTGTCCGGATTGCGGTGGCGACCTGCGTCTTGTGGGCGAGGATGTCAGCGAAATGCTGGATCTGGTGGCGGCACAGCTCAAGGTCCTGCAGATCGCGCGACTGAAGAAGTCCTGCCGCCGTTGCGAGAAGATGGTGCAGGAACCTGCCCCCAGCAGACCGATCCCTGGCAGCATGGCAAGCGCGGCGCTGCTGGCCTACATTCTGGTCTCGAAATTCGACGATCATATCCCGCTCTATCGCCTGAACGAAATCTTTGCCCGCATGGGCGCGGATATTCCAGACAGCACGCTTGTCGACTGGTGCGGGCGCGCGATGAAGGTTCTGGCCCCGCTGATCGAGAGGATCGAGGCGGATATCATGGCCAGCGATCTTCTGCATGCCGACGACACCCCGATCCGGGTTCTGGACAAATCCTTGCGCGACAGAGGTTTGGGAAAGGGCGTGAAGAAGGGCAGGATCTGGGCCTATGTTCGCGACCAGCGGCCCTGGGCGGGCGCGGCGCCACCCGGCGCGGTCTACACCTTCGCGCCGAATTGGAAGGAAGAGCACGTTCATCGACATCTGAGCAATACACGCGGCATTCTGCAAGCTGATGCTTATAAGGGCTATACCAAACTCTACGCGCCAGACGCTGACGGAACACCCCGCCTGCGGGAGGCTGCCTGCTGGGCGCATCTGCGGCGTGATTTCCATGATGAATGGAGCAAGACCAAATCCGCCATCGCCCGCGAGGCGCTGGACCGTATCGGCACGCTTTATGACATTGAGCGCGAGATCACCGGCCAGCCCGCCGAGATCCGCCTTGCCGCCCGGCAGAAACACAGCGCGCCGAAAGTCGACGCCTTCTTCGCATGGGCGGAAAGCCAGCTTGTGCTGATCCCCGGCAAGGGTGATCTGGCGAAAGCCTTCCGCTATGGCCTCAGCCGACGCGCCGCATTCAGCCTGTTTCTCGAGGACGGGCGGGTTGCCATTGATAACAATCCGGCCGAGCGCGCCCTCAGACCGATTGGAATCGGAAGAAAGAATTGGCTATTCGCGGGCGCAGACACCGGCGCGGAAACCCTCGCCCGGGCAATGACCGTGATCGAAACCGCCAAGATGAACGGCCTTGATCCACAGGCCTACCTGGCTGACATCCTCACCCGTATCCATGATCACAAGATCAACCGACTGGACGAACTGCTGCCGTGGAACTGGGCACCCCTTGCGGTCCCAAATGCCGAGGCTGCCTGATGGCCGCCATCACCCACATCCGCTCCCTCGAATACGCCGCAAAGATGATGGGCGAAGATCTGGAACTTCTCGAGGCCATCGTCTGCAACGACGATAACCTGACCTATGGCTCGATCATAACCGTCCAAACTGGGCCGGAGGAGGCTATCACTGCATTGACCAACTACGGCATCGAAGAACTGACAGACATGCTCAGGGATGCCCGGATAAGCACCAAAACCTGGCACGAATTCCTCGATGACTTCGTCAACGACGCCGAACTCGTCGCCCGCATCAAGGCACAATCCCCGCGGTAACAACCGGCCGGTTACTGTTTACCTCGGATTTCGGATTTGTTTCACATCAATGCGTTGAAAACTATATTTCGTACCTTGCAAAGCGCGACTTTTCAAACACCTATAGTCCCCACAATGCTTTCAACCTAAGAAGAACTCTATCCGAATTTGAACGGTTCTGCGAAGACTTGAGAAGCTATGATACTATTCCAAACGCTCCACTTCTCGTCGTAAGGCCGCATCCGGCCGAGGATCACGCAATTTGGGAAGTACGTCTCCGCGGATTGAATCGTGTGAAGGTTGTATATGAGAATGATGTTTCGGGTTGGCTGTATGCTTGCCGAATGCTGGTGCATCGAGGTTGTACAACTGGCGTTCAGGCACGAGTAGGAGGAATTCCTACTTTTTTCTGGGCGCCTGAAAATAGATCGCTTGAGACAAATAGCTTGCCATATCAGGTTTCCGCGAAAATCGCTTCTCTATCCGAAGTTGTTGAGCATTGGGAGAATCCATTGGCTGCAATGGCGGCGTTAAATATATCAAAGTATCATCTTGAACTCAATCAAGGTCTTTCAATCAACCGCATATTTGATGAGGTTGATTCACTCAACGTGACGCCAACGCTGCCCGGTCAGTTTCGAACGCGCAAACGAATTTCTATGAACCTTAAGGCAATGCGGCAACGAATTATTGCTTCCAACACATATTTGACGGAAAGGTTTGCGAACATGAGACGCTTGCGAATGCAACAGAATGGTTTCCATGCCGATGAGCTTTTGGATTACTTGGCAAAAGCGTTTCCTAAGAATAATTATATGGTGAGGCAGGTTGCCCCTGATCTCATTTCGGTGCAATCAGTCCCAGCTAAAAGTTAGGTATACCTGAATTGGATTGGATTGCGCACACAGAGAGACGTTTTAGTGATCTGTTTTCATGCGCCTTCCATTTCAATTTGGAGATTAGTAGAACTAACGTGTCTCGACCACTTTGATATGGTGCCCGCTTCAAAGGTATAGAAAAATGATCTCGGTTATCATCCCTACTTGCGACCGGCCAGCGGAATTTCTGCGCGTTGCAATTGATTCAGTGCTACTGCAGAGCCTTCAGCCGCATGAGGTAATTCTGGTTGATAATGGTAAAAACGATGTGGATTCTAAAGAATTACCTGAAGGCGTTAGGCTTTACCGCTTGCCAGCATATGTGGGTGTTTCACGTGCTCGTAACTTCGGAGCCGCCATGGCGACCAGTCCACATATAGCTTTCTTAGATGATGATGACTGGTGGGATGTCAACTTTCTGCGCGAGGCATGGTCTGTAATGCAAGCAGGAGGTGCACGATGCATCTACGGGCGAAAGGATGCTTTTCGCAACGGCCGCATTGAACGATACAAAGTTCCTAGTAAAGAAACGTTAACAATTTCGGACTTGTTGAACCGCAATCCCGGTACGGGCGGACAAAACTTATTGATCGAGAAATGCTTATTCTGGGAAATTGGTGGTTTTGACGAAAGCTTGCTGACTTCAGAGGACAAAGCCTTAGCAATTGAAGTTCTATTGGCTGGCCAACGTATAGACATCGCGCCAGAAGCTGCCGCCATCCTGCGTGCCCATGATGGACCGCGACTGCGGCATAAGAAGAAATATAGGCTCCGTTTTATTTGGAGATATAGACACCTCTACGGAACGCTTGGAACGCTTAGCAAAGCCCTTCGCCTGATTTTTGGAATAATCGCTGACTATTTCCGGGGACTTTTTCGCCGTAGTAGTGGGTGAAAATCCTTAGTGAGTGGTAGTGTGGAGGGTATGCCTTGCCGCGAAGCCACTGATAGTTCAGAAATAGAGCTACACGGCAAAGTAGCAGAGTGTTCACGTATGCCTATCGGAAAGTTTCTTTCACACATTGCGCGCGAGCCGCGTAGTCGTCCTGATGTGTGTCAATGCGTAAATTTTTTCGGACTGGAGGATATCCGGCCGATCGGGAATATGCGCGGCAGTCTGATTACCAACAAGGCTGGACGTGCTGTTCTGCGAGCACGCTATCAGGGGCAGGATGTAAAGATATATGAGGCTTTTTCATCTGATCACGCGCGGTTCATTGCCGCTGTCACTTCGGCCTTGCCGAATACGTTTCCCGCAGTACTGGAGGTGCGCGGCGCCTGGGTGATGGCGGAATGGGCTGAGGGTGCCCCCCTGACACGTGATATCGAGGCGTAGCAAGCACAGATTTTGAAGCGTATTCACGCTATGTCACTGGATGATCTGCCACCGGCTGGGTTTTGCTATCTGCGCGACTACATTGTGCCGCGTTATCAGCGGGCGGCTGTACTTGCTGGCAGCCCCGACAGCCTTGATGACTGTCTTGCGGCTGCGGAAGGCGCCACAGATGCGCACCTTGTCATGCACCCGGATGTGTCGCCGGATAACCTTCTGCGCACGCCCGATGGAAGGGTGATGTGCATCGACAATGAACTGCTTTGCGTGGGCCGTATGCCGTTGCTCGATCTTTGCAATGCGCTGCGGCCCCATTCTCTCGATGGGCGCAGCACGCTTGCTCGGAACTGGTTTGCCGACCAGCCGGCTGATCCCATCGCGCTGGAGCGTCTCGCCCAAGCATGGATTATGCGAGAGGCTGGGGCCGCGTTCATCGGTGGCGACATGCAGCGCTGCCAGTCGTTACTGGCGTCGAAGACATCCGATGCCGCGCGGCATCTCCCTTTTGAATACTCCGGAATTGGCCCGTCAGATGGATAGCCTGTTTTACATCTCGCATTCGCAACTGCCATCCGTGGCCGCGAATTCCGTGCATGTGATGAAAATGGCCCAGGCTTTCGCGCGCACAGGTATGGACGTGACGCTCGTGGCCATGCCGGCTGATCCACCTGTGGATCAGGAAGCGATCTATGCGCATTATGCGGTCTCTCCTGCCTTTGATCTGCGATTGATCAAATGGCCCAAAGGACGGGCAAGGATGATACGCTACATCCTCTCAGCGCTTTGGAATGCGCGCCGAAAGGGCGCTGATGTCATATACACGCGCCTGCCCAGAGCGGCCAATTTTGCAGAATTCTTTGGCTGGCGTGCGGTGGTTGAGCTGCACCAGCCGGAATCGTTGCGCACCATGCGTGCCTATCTACGGATCGCGCGACACCCGCTGATCGTGGTGATCACCGAAGCCTTGCGCCAGCAGGTCATCGCTGATCTGGAGTGCGATCCAAACTCCGTAGTAGTCGCCCCTGATGGTGCAGATCCTATTCCTGAAAACACTCCACCAGCTCTGCCTCCTGTTGCGGCCGACCGAATTCGCGCAGGGTTTTTGGGGCATTTATATCAGGGCAAAGGGATGGAGGTGATCTCTGCCATCGCGCCGCTTTGTCCCTGGGCGGATTTCGAGATCGTTGGCGGTACCGAGGCTGATATTGCTTACTGGAAGGTGCAAATCGGTGATCTCCCAAATCTCTGTTTTAGAGGGCACGTTCCGCATGCACAAGCCGCAGCCTATTTGAAAAGCTTTGATGTCGCGCTGCTGCCCAATCAGGATTTCGTCGGGACCGCCGAGAGCAAAACCCACAATATTAGCCAGTGGACATCACCGCTAAAGGCATTTGAATACATGTCGGCGGGATTGCCGATCGTTGCGTCCGACCAACCGAATTTGAGAGAGGTTCTGCATCACGACATGAATGCGCTGCTGTGCAAGCCAGACGACATGGACGGCTGGTGCAGTGCATTGATGCGCTTGCGGGACGATCATGACCTTCGCACAAGGCTGGGCCAAACGGGCTGTCAGCTTTTTGCCGAGCGCTACTCATGGGAGGCTCGAGCGCGCTGGTTAAGTGATTTGATACGGTCCCATCATGAGAAGAGGAAGGGTTAGAACGTTATCTGTTCTCTCGGCGCTATAGTCACAGAAGCACTGAATAGTTCAGTGAAATTATCTTAAATCCGAGGACTGGACCGGTGAATTGCGCCCGATGTCATGCTTCACATACTTCCCCAATATCTCATCCAGAAATTTCGGGGCCAGCCCATAGCCCGGACGCACGCTTCGTACGCACTCTTCTGTAATGACGTCACCCGCCTTCATGTCCTTCACAAAATAAAGGGATCGCCGGAATTTCACATTGGCCACTTCGCTGGATTTGCGTCCATAGTCGACTGTGCCCATCGCTTCCCATGCTGTGCGCGCGCCTTTACAAAGCGCCGCAAATTCATCCGGCTCCAAAGAAAAGCTATCGTCCGGCCCACCGCCTGTCCGGTCAAGCGTCATATGCTTTTCGATGATCGCGGCACCCAGCGCTACGCTCGCAATGGCCGTGGTGTTGTCGATCGTGTGGTCGGAGAGCCCAACGGGCACGTCAAAACGCGCAGCCATGTCCGCCAGCGTGGCGAGGTTGTAGTCGGAGGCAGGCGCCGGATAGCCCGAAACACAATGCAGCAAGGCCAGTTCCGCGCAGCCCCCCGCGCGCGCGGCTTCAACGGCCTCTGTTATTTCGTCAAGATCGGCCATTCCGGTCGAGATGATCATCGGCTTGCCCTTGGAGGCCACATAGCGGATCAGCGGCAGGTCCACCGCCTCAAAGGATGCAATCTTGTAGGCCGGAGCACCGAGCTCTTCTAGAAGGTCAACAGCTGTAGGGTCGAAGGGGGATGAGAATATCGTGATTCCGCGTGCCTTCGCGTGAGCGAACAGGGCTTCATGCCACTCCCACGGCGTATGTGCCCATTCGTAAAGGTCATAGAGCCGCCTTCCGTCCCAAAGCCCCCCTACAATGCGAAAGTCTGGCCCATCGGCATCTAGGGTTATCGTATCAGGACGATATGTTTGGAGCTTGACTGCATCTGCACCGGCCGCCACTGCAGCATCAATGATTTTTAGTGCCTGATCGATGCTACCATTATGATTGGCTGATAATTCGGCAATTACATATGGGGCATAACCCGACCCTATGGTTCGGCCATCGATGACGACTTTTCTCATTTTACCTCACCGAGTGTCTTTTGATAGGATCTGAAAGGGCCAATGTCCTTACCGCGCCTATACCCTGCCAGTTCGAAGCAACGTATGGAAGCGCCGTTTTCTGGGTGTATCTCCGCATCCAGATGTCTCACCCCAACTTCAGTACCAAAGCGATTGGCTTCAGCCAACAACAGCTCCGCTAATCCTTTCTTTCGCATGTCAGGTGCAAGACAGATACTGACGCGCGCACGGCATTGCTTTTCAAAATCAAACCTCAGATAGCCACAGGGATACCCACACTGAACCAGAATCCGAAAAGAGCGCTTGGAGTTGTTCAGGGCTGTAGTGAACCAGTGATGATGCTCACTGAATTCGGGAGCTTGGCCGCTGAGTCCGAAACGCTGCAGGCCGCTTGCCGCGCGCCATTCCCATACCCGGCGTGAATCGCCCAAGTTTGCATCACGAAACAGGTTCACAGCAGGAACAATGCTTGCCAATACACGCCCCACACCGTCGCCATCGCAGATCGTGGATGCACTGTTTGCCAGTTCATCCAGGTTCGCGCGGGCCTCGACAAGAGCCTTTCCAAACCTGTTGATGAAGTCTGATGCAGCTAGCGGTCCTGGGTTCAATGCCGCACCAGCCTTTTCCAGCGTATGCGCGATCCCTGCCTGATTGTCGGCAATCTGCACGATCATCGAGGGCAGGCCTAGGCAGCAGCGCTCCCATGTCGTCGATCCGCCAGCACCGATGGCCAGATCGGCCGCAGCCATACGCGATGCCATATCAGACACATCGACCAAAACTTCCGTTGGCCAAGGCAATTCCCGCGCTTTGCCGCGCACCTTCTCAAGTGCCGGGGCCTGTGCGCCCATGATGACGCTTACGCGCAAATCATCTGGGAGGTCTGTGCCTGACAGCGCATCAAGGATTTGCGAGGTTGCATCCTGTGCATCAACTCCGCCCATTGAGATAAGAATGTGACGCAGCCCTCGTCCTGACCGTTCAGCAAGTGACTGCGCGCGCATCGCTGCAAACTCGGGGCGCAGCAGTGCATATTGTGGACCAATCAGAAGCTTGCAGTGATCTGGCACCAATCCGCTGTAATCTGCGGCGTTCCGGCCAAGATTCTGATCCAGCAACAAATCGCATGCATGCGGCCGGTCGGCCAGATCATCGATGACCATAAGTCGTGTGCCTTCTGGCAACACGGCCCGTTGCCAACGCGCATCAAACGCATAATGATCCATGATCAGCCAGTCCGGTGCGTCACCCAAGGTCGCGCGCGTCTCTGCGGCATCCTGCGCCCAGTCCACACCAGCCCAGTGAGCATGCGCAGGTGGCCCCAGCGGCTGCGGACCTTCGGGCGCGGGAAGCAACGACACTTCAAAGCCGTCAGCCTGAATCCGGTTGGACATATTACCAGGATGCGCTCGTGTGATGAACTTGCAAACTGCGCCAGCCTCGCGGAGCGCACGCGCCAAGGTCAGGCATCGCATAACGTGGCCGGTGCCGATTTGGAGTGAGGCGTCAGTGCGGAAGGTGATCTTCATTCGGGGCCATCCAATTTGAAAGCCCGCATCATTAATTCCGCCTGTGCCCAGTCTTCATCAGTATCGATATCTTGAACCCGATTGCGCGGCAGCGGAAAACCGTATGAACCGTTTTCGAATATGCCCTTGCCGCTTTTCCATGTCGAGGCCCGGGCCCAGTAAAATTGCCCCGCGTCGTGCCATGCTTCTTCCAAATCCTGCGAGCGCGTCTGCGCCAGCGCGGGATTGAGCATTTCGACCTCCCCAGTGGCATGCCGACGCAGGGCGCGCTGGATCGGAAACGCAAAAGTGGTCACGCTCATCACGAAGGATGCCTGCGTTTCCTCAAGAAGCCTCCACCCTTCTCGAAGGTATCCTGGCAATATGAAAGGAGCAGTCGCATAGAGGCAACATGCTGTCGTCTGGTCGTTCAGATTAAGTTGGCGAATTGCATCGGCGATCACCGGCACGGTCGGTGTATGGTCGTCGGCTAAATCAGTGGCGCGACGAAAAGGGGCTTGAGCGCCGCATTCTTCTGCCACCTGAGCAATTTCGTCATCATCGGTTGATACGATAACCTGGTCAAAACACCCACTATCCTGCGCGGCCTGAATAGACCATGCGATCATCGGCTTGCCGCAGAAATCCCGAATATTCTTGCGCGGAATACGCTTCGACCCGCCCCTTGCTGGAATGATGCAAACCCTCATCCGGCCAATACCTTTTGGAGTGCATCAACAACCTTTGCCTGATCTTCATCTGTCAAACCCGCGTGCAGCGGAATTGAAATGGCGCGAGAGTAATAATCCTCCGACGTCGGAAAATCGCCATGCGTAAATCCTTGTTCCTTGTAAAACGGCTGCAGATGAACAGGAATGTAATGCAAATTTACACCTATCCCTTCTGCTCGCAACGCTTCAAAGGTTGATCGATGGCGGGCAGAATCGTGTAGGCGGATGACGTAGAGATGCCAGGATGACACGGCGCCTGACTGTCGCCCTGGCCGATACAGGGGCAATCCCGTCAGCGCTGTGTCGTATGCGTTGGCCAGGTCGAGGCGGCGGGCGATGAATGTGTCGAGCTTATCCATCTGGCTAAGCCCCAGTGCCGCCTGCATTTCGGTCATGCGGTAATTCCAGCCCAGCTCCAACTGTTGATAATACCACGGGCCGTCAGGGGCGTGGGTCATCAGCGCCGGGTCGCGGGTTATGCCGTGGCTGCGCAGCCTGTCCATGCGTGCAGCAAGCTCTGGGTCATTGGTCAGCGCCATGCCGCCTTCGGCCGTTGTGATGATTTTGACCGGATGAAAGCTGAACACCGTAACGTCCGAATGGCCGCAATTGCCTACAGGCGCACCCATATACTCGGCCCCGATGGCATGGCTGGCGTCCTCAACAATGCGAATACCGTGGGCGCGCGCGAGTTCGGATATCCGGACCATATCGGGTGACTGCCCGCACATATGGACCGCGACAATGACCTTGGGGAGGTTGCCTGTGCGGGCGGCGGCGTCCAGCTGCGCCTCCAGCGCGTCCGGGCAAAGGTTGAAGGTATCAGGGTCGATATCGACGAAAGCCACTTCAGCCCCACAATACCGACCACAATTGGCCGATGCAACAAAGGTAATGGGCGACGTCCAGAGCAGATCGCCAGGGCCGAGATCAAGAGCGAGGCAGGCGATGTGGAGGGCCGATGTCGCGGAATTGACCGCAATTGCATGTTGCGCGCCTACACGTTCGGCAACTGAGCGCTCGAAGGCGGGCACAACCGGACCTTGTGTCAAATAATTTGATCGAAGTACTTTTTGCACCGCATGGATATCATCCTCTGTGATTTGTTGCCTACCATATGGAATCATTCACATTGTCCTATTCGCGTTGCCGATCACTTCCTTATCCAGATGTAGCTCCGGCTTGGTGCTAGGCATCACGTAGCGTTCGCAATGGGTCAGCATGTCATATCCTCAGCGCTTTTCCATCAGGAACCAAGTGATGTCGTCTTGCGGAAATTGCGGATCGCGGCGATAGGCGAAACCGTAATCCACCAGTTTCATGGCAGGATGACGTTCCATAATTTCGCCCGCGAAATCGCGCTTGAACAGACGGTCACTATGGTCGCGATAGGGAATCGCGACTGGGGCGGGGTTGTAATATTCGGCCACCAGCAGAAAGCGCCGGGTTGCCCCTACCAGTTTGTCATAAACCTGCGGTAACACATCGGGGTTGATATGGATTAGCACACCCTTGATCAACGACAGATCGCAGACTGGCGGGTCTAGTTCTAGGATGGACCCCTGCTGCATGTTTTCAGCGCCGACGAACCGGGCCAGTTCGCGCGCGGCATCTGCGTTGATTTCGATCCCGTGCAGGGCCATGTCAGGGTGCAACAGGCGCAGCGCGCGCAAGTTCATGCCGATATTCGCGCCGAATTCGACGCAGCTTTCCGCACCATGTGCCGCTGTCAGTGCTTTCGCAAAAAAAGCGAGATTTGAAGCAAGAAGCTTTTCACCCTTGTTGCGCTGGATGTATTCTGTGCCAAATGCGCCGGCCCAGAATTCCTCTTGTACGGTTGAATATTGACCCATCATCAGCTCCTATGTTTTTATTATCAATTTTTAAGCAACCCAACTACATCGGAAGCACGTAATCCGCAAGGATACCGACGCCTTAGGCGTGGGAGAGTTCGGAACTTTTCACCATATCTGGTGATTGCCTGCACATATGCACTGCGACAATGACCTTGGGCAGTTTGCCTGCACAGGCCGCGGCGTGCAGCTTCGCCTCGCGTGCGTTTGGGTAGATGTTGAACGTATCCGGATCGATATCAACGGAATCCACATTTGCCCCGCAATAGCGACGACAATTGGCAGATGCGACAAAGATCATGGGCGAAGTCCAGAGCAGATCGCCAGTGCCGAGATCAAGAGCGAGACAGGCGATGTGGAGAGCCGATGACACGGAACTGACACCATCTGCATGAGGGGCATCCACGCGGTTGGCAACTGCCCATTCAAAGGCTTGTTCGGCTGGACCTTGGGGCATATCGTCCGATCGCAGCACTGCCTCGACAGCGCGAATGTTGTCTTCTGATATTGGATGTCGTCCATATGGGATCATATGATTAATCGACATGCTGGAAAATCACCTGCGCTAAATACTCTGGATCGCGCTCCACTTGACCCTTAGTGTACCCATGGACATCACACTTAATTAAAAACTTACTTGCAATGCGTAGGAATTCTTCATTTTCTGCCTCAATTAAAGCATTTGGGCGATCTGATTTGGGTTTCGTTAAAAGCTTTATGACCTTGCCTACATTCGAGAAATTAGTTTCAATAGCTCTTGGATGGTGGAGATACCAAGGTCTTCCGAACACAAGGGCTGTTTTTCCTTGCACTATTGCTTCATACCCGGCGGTGCCAGTTCCGGTAACAACTCCAATTGACTTTTCAATCAATTCTTTAGAGTTTTTGCCTCTATCAACCAATATTACTTTTTTGTTTCGTGTAATCTTCTTCCAATAACCTAAAGAGCGTCCGCTAATCCCCCAATTTTTTCGATAGAGCTGAGTAGGATGTTCCTTGATTACAAGAAAAACATCCTCTGGTAAGTGGTTGGTAATAAGATCAACAAGAACATGTTGGTCTGAGAAAAAACCAGATCCGGGCGCGGTAGTCGCTTCAGGTTGGTAATGTAAGGGGAAATACAAAAATTTTTCTGGTATCTTGGAAACTTCACATGATTTTAGCTCCTTTTCTAGCTGATATCTATAATGCACCCACCGCGTCTTCACGAGTAGCTCTCTTAAGGTTGACTTTGATTTCCCGTCATATAAGCCTTCATATCTTTTTATGCTTCTATATTTCTTTTCACCTGTGTTCAGACTGGATGATTTTAAATATTTTCGCGACTTGCGAATCCAGTGTTTGGGAGAGATGGTATTGATTATTTTTGTTAATGATTGAACTTCCTGTTCACGCTGCATCTTCATGTACCAGAGTTCAGATTTTGGATTTAAGAAGAAATTTGAACTGAATTCATGAAGAGTTTTATAATTTTCAAAGATTTCACTTTTATATGAATGTCCTGAAAGGATGGTTTCTGTATGCGCCCCTGTCAAATAAATTATTCCTGGGAGTGGGGTTACATTAACGGTGATTGTTTTAATATTTAGTACTTTTGCTGAAACAAATAATCCGTAGCTATCGGGTGTGTGTGGAATATTCGAGAAAATTATTAAATCAATAGAGTTTTTAATGATGATATCATGCCAAAAGCATAAATGAGCAAAAAATAAATGGTTTCTTTCTGAATAGCTTAGCTTTGATCCCACATCCGCCCGATCTAAGATTTTTCCGAAATTATAGTAATCTAAAAGTTCAATTTTCTGAAGGTCTATTAGCGTGTCGCCGCCGTTTAGGGTCATTCCCTTTAGATGGAAAAGATCAAATGGATCATAGGATATATATGATTCATTCTTTTGCGAATCACCGTTGCCTGTTCCAATCCAAACCTTAACTTCGGCGCCGGTTAAGTTCACCAGTTTATTAGACATGCTAGTCCAAAAGAAATTATGTTTTGCGCACATCAGGAGGTTTTTCAACATCAAATCTTACCGATAATTTCTCGATGTGTTCCTATCCAGTCGGCCAGCGCCTGGTTACTCATCCAGTTAGAATTCAAGTCACTGGTATAGACAAAGTCTTCAGACACCTTGCGACCGTCCTTGATCCGTGCCGGGTCGTCGGCCCAATTGTTGATCGCGGGAAGGATTTTAAAATGTTCTTGGTATTCATACGTGTACGGCGCATCCTCGGTGCCGATCATTTGCTCATGCAGTTTCTCGCCCGGGCGGATCCCGACAAGCTTGTGGCGTGACTCGGGGGCGACAACACGCGCAATGTCGGTAACTTTCATCGACGGAATTTTCTTCACATAAATCTCGCCGCCCACCATGTCTTCAAATGCGTGCCAGACCAGTTCGACGCCCTGCTCCAGGCTGATCATGAAGCGGGTCATGCGCGCATCCGTGATGGGCAATTCGCCCTGTTCCGCGATCGACATGAAGAATGGAATCACTGAGCCGCGCGAGCCCATAACATTCCCATAACGCACCACAGAAAATCGCGTCCCATGCTCGCCCACATAGGCATTCCCTGCGACAAACAGTTTGTCCGATGCAAGTTTCGAAGCACCATAGAGGTTGATGGGCGACGATGCCTTATCGGTTGAAAGCGCGACAACGCCCTTCACCCCTTTGTCGATGGCTGCGTCGATCACATTCATTGCACCATTTACATTTGTCTTGATGCACTCAAAGGGGTTATATTCAGCGGTCGGCACGATCTTTGTCGCGGCGGCATGTACGACATAGTCAACGCCATCAAAGGCACGATAAAGCCGGTCACGGTCGCGCACGTCGCCAATGAAGAAGCGCACGCGTGGATCATCTCCGTAGAGTTTAGCCATCTCCCATTGCTTCATCTCGTCACGAGAGAAGATGATCAACTTCTTTGGATTGTACCGGTCAAGTGACATTGGCACGAAGGTATGCCCAAATGATCCGGTTCCGCCCGTGATCAGAATTGTAGAGTTGGAAAGCATATGGGCTCCATTCGTTTTTCTTCTTCTCGCAAGGATGCTATCGAAGATCAAGCGCCCAACGACATTCCTGAGATGGATAGGAGCTGCACCAGAGGGTCTAACGGCCCCATCGCCGCGCGACCAGTGCCCCCGAATCGCCAAGAATTATCGCGGGGATCAGGATCAGCGATGCATCCCAGAACCGTGACGGGATATCATCGATCGACCAGGACAGCCCCATCAGCGGATTGACGATCGACACCGCGAACACCGCCGCCCACCAGCATCCGAACGGCACCACGATGAGCAAACGCCCGATGCGCGTGGCGCTCCATCGATCGGAGGACTCCGCCAAGGCAATATCCCGCGCCGCTTCAAGCCGCGCAATTTCCTGCTCAGCAGCAATGCGATCGGTGCTGTTTTGGGCCTCCAACCTTTGCCGGTGAGCCTCCAGCAAGGGCATGGTGAATTGCTTCACCACGCCGCCGGTAAGAAGCGAGACAATCCAGCTCATGGCCGGTCCCGCCCGATCGGGGTGTCAGTGACCCTGCGCAGACCCATGTTGCCTAGAGCTGTGAGCAACACCCACCACGGCAGCCACGCCTCTGGCAGGACTGTGCGCAACTCTGGCAAGGACAGCACCGGCATGACAACCGGCAGCAGTTCCAGCGCGATGATGGGAAGTGCTGCCGCGATGTTGAAAATCAGTGTGCGGTAGCCTTTCAGTTTCATGTCGCTGCCTCCAATGCTGCGGCCTGATAGGCTTCTGCCCGATCCTGATCATGCCGGCGTTGGCCCAAAAGGATGACCAAAACGACCAGCACGGCCACGCCAAGACCCGCGAGCCCCCATGTCGGAAGATCCGTCAGCGTGGCCCCGCTGGCACCTGCACCGCCGCCCGCGACGGCCGTGCCGCCGGCAGCCTGTCCCTCGCGGTCGGCCTTGACCTGCGCGCCTTGCTGTTCCGCCACCAACGCGGGCCGTGCAGGCGCCCCTGCGGCTTCCACGGCCATGCTCACGCTGACAGCTTCGACGCTGGCCACACGCCGCGACCAGCCGCGCCCGAAGGCATCCCATGTACGAAGGCCGCGTAGGAACCCCATGCGGGTGGCACAGGCGCGCTTGATTACGGGCACCGGTTCTGCGTTGAGCGCGGCCGCAACTGTCTGCGGGCCGACCTTGCCATCCACAGTCACACCGCCCAATGCCTGCTGCAGCCAGCGCGCCCCGCGGGAATTGCCGCTATTGACGGCAGGGTCGAATGTCACCAGATCGATGCCAACGGGCAGATCATCGCCCTTCACAGGGTTCCAATAGCGGGCGCGGTAGATCTGTTGCGCCTCGCGCTTGGTCAGCGTGCGTACATCTTCCACGGTCACCGGCCCCGAGCGCCAGCCGCGCAGGGTGCCGATGGTGATCCCCATATTGGTGGCCCCGCCCGGATCGCGGGGATGGTTCACAAACCCGCCCTCATGCTTGAAAATTTCGACCATACAGGCCTCGAAATTACCACGTGCCATTCGTGTCTCCTTGGTTGCAAAAGAAAAACCGCCCACGAATGGGCGGCTTGTTGAAGGACATCTGATATTCGGAGTGTTGAGCTACCTACGGCTCCAGATTCCTCCAGTCGTTCCGGATTTGTATCGCGCAGTGATACAATTTGTGATTATGATACAAGACAACCGAGACAAGCTGATCGCGCCGGGCAGCGCTCGACCAATATCAATGACCAGTGGCGTCTCTGTTTTATCTGGACTGATAACGGCCCCGAAGAAGTTGAACTGGTAGATTACCATTGAAAGGAACCGTCATGACCATGTTGCAAGTGCCGGTCCATCCCGGCGAAATTTTTAAGCACGAGTTTCTTGATCCGCTTGGCATCAGTGCCGGGAGGCTGGCGAAACATATCCATGTGCCGCGTACGCGTATCGAGAGGCTTGTGAATGAAGAAACCTCAATGACAATCGACACAGCGAGGCGTCTGGCGAAGGCCTTGGGCACATCGGTCGAGTTTTGGATGACCTTGCAGCTCAACCACGATCTGCTGACCAGCGGGCCGGACGGTGATGATATCCAGCCACTGATCGCGGCGGAATAGCTTGATCACTTAGCCCCACGATCTTCAGCATGGCAGCAAAAAGCGAAAGGGAAATCCATGAAGGAATTTGATCCCAAACATGCAGCCCGAAACGGCTACTCCCGTGAAGACTGGGAGGCAGTCGAGAGCCCTGAATTGACCGACGCTGATCTGGCGCGGGCCAAACCGTTCGCCACGGCATTTCCAGCCATAACTGAGAAGATCCGTAAGTACCTTGGCGGCTTTCAGAAGTCGCCTACTTCGCGATCAGCATCTGCCAGGCCGCGATGATCAGGTCCTTCGCGCTGGTGATGAAATAAATCAGCGCGCTGCCGATGATGCCCATGACAAACGCCGCGCCGATGGCGCGTGACCGCCAGTCCAGCACGCCTTTGACCACCGGCTGGACATCATCTGCCATGATCTTTTCCAGTTGCGCCACGCGGTGGCGGGTGTCCTGTGCGCCTTCGCGGATCTCGCGCAGCGCTTTATAGACCGCTGCGCGACTGTCTTTTGCGCTATTGTTCTCGTCCTTCAACGTCTGCTCGATTGATGACAGACGCCCGACGAGTTCGCCCAGCAGGCGCTGTGTTTCCGGCTCGCTCATGGGTCGGACACCTCCGCGAGCTTGGCCCAGCCGGATGAGGCCAGCACATAGAGTGCATCTTCATCCTGCACCCAGACAAGAAACCCCGGCCTCGCGACCAGCCGGAACCACGCGCCATCCGCGCGATAGGCGACATCGCTATCCCAGCCCGCCCATTCGCCACTGGCGCCCACTGGGACGATATAGGCCGCGCCATCATCGGGGCTGGCAGGCGGGGTGGAGAGATCGCGATCCAACACTGACAGATGCACCAAGCCGTCCAGCAGGCGCAGGGCATCATTATGGGTGACATGTTTCTGGGCCTGCGCTGCCATGATGAAGGGCAGCTGCAGGCGGGTGGTGGTGTCGGACATGACTATCCCCTTTAGAATTGCAAGATGACATCGGCGGGCGTGCCGCGCCCGAAACTGGCCGAGAGCTGGAACACGCGAATACGCAGTGTATCGCCTGGTCCTAGCACAGCACCCCAATCCGCAACCTGTTGGGATTGGGTATAGGCCACGCTGGTCGTTGAACTGGCGAGCGTGCGCAGGACCGCCCCGCCATCCAGTATCTCGACCTCCCAGGCCTCGCTTGCCTCGGAGGCGGGGATCTCGGCTGCCGCCCAGTTGTCTGCGGCCAGATCGCGGTCACGCCGGATCCAGCTGATCATGTAGGTGCCAATGTCGCGCCCGCGCAAATAAGGCTGCGCGACATGCACCGGCGAGAAGGGCCGCAGCCCTGCACCGCCGGCTGTGAACTCTGCCGCAACATAGGCATCCTCTGAGGGCGGCAGTTCATCGGGCCCGATGCGGTAGTTGAAGGGCAGGCCCAGCTCAGAGCGGGAGACGGGCAGGGGGGCAAGCGCCCCGTCGAGGATCACGACAGTGGCGTTGGCGGGCAGCAAATCCACCATTGCACTTTCAGTGCCGCGCTGACCGCGCAACAGCCGCGTGAGCCTGTAGCGCTGCGGGGCGATAAGCTCGGCATTGCCCGCCTGAATAATCTCCCAATGCCCGGGCGCGGTTTCCACAGCAAGCGCATTGGCCCCGTCGAACAGGTTGATATCGGGCACGCTTTCCAACGTGCCGGATTGCAGCTCGACCACCAGTTGGCCCGCCATATCCAGCCGCGAGGTCGGGCCAGCCGCCAGCGGCTGCAGCGTGCGGCCCAGACGTGCTGGGGCGGAGACATTGTCGAGTTCCTGAAACCCGTCCAGTGTGGCGCTGCGATATACCGCAATGCCGCCCGGCCATGGATCGGCATAGACGGCCAGCAGAGGCTGGTGGTCCGGCGTGTCCTCGGTCAGCTGAGGCAGGTCCAGAAACCGCACGATCGCTGCCCCAAAGACGACAGGTGCGCCAAGGCCGGTGCGGCGCGGCAGACCGGCGGGAAGGCCGTAGATCTCGCGGTCCTGGGCCACGGCCTCGATCACGCGGCCGGTATTGTCGCCGATCGAAGTGATGCGCAGTTCCAGAAACCGCCCGTCATGCGCGAACAACACCGCATCGCCCGGATCAAGGGCCATCTGTGACGGGGGCAGGATGAAGCTGGCCGTTTCGCGACCAACCCAGACTTCCTGCAACGCGCGGCGCACCTGCATCTCGGCCTCGTCGGGCGGAACCGCCATGGTGAAGCTTTCAACATTGATCCGGGCAGATGCGACCGTGGTGCGTGCGGCCTCCACGACATTGCTGTCATATTCCTCATCAGAGCGGACCACCTGCCATTTCAGCGCCTGCGGCAATTCGGTTTCCTGCCCGCGGCGCAGCTCGATGATCTCACCCCCCTCATTGGAGGCCACCAGATCATCATGGCCAAGCGCTTCAACAGGCAGGCTGCCGCGCATAACAAAGCGCAGCCGCCCCTCGCTCTCTATGGCGTCAAACCCGTAATGGCGCTGCAGTACCTCGATGGACCGGCGCGCCGATTCCAGCGCGGGGATGACATAGCCCTCGACATTGCCGCGCAGGCCCGACACGTCGATCTGCGCAGGATCGGCACTGCCGCGAATGCACAGATCGCGCACCACGCCTGCAAGTGATCCGGACCCCAGCCGCCCCGTCAGCCAATGGCCAAGGCGCCAGCGTTCCCAATCGGACCAGACTTCAGTCAGTTCGGGGAATTGCGGGTAGGGGCGCGCGTCCCAATCTTTCGCGGTCATGTCGTCGACACTGACCATCCGGCCGCCATAAAGCGCTGATGTCGGGTTGTTTGCCGTGTTGCGCCAATAGCCCAGATGGGCATTGAGATACGCGCGCTGCATGGCATCATCGCGCCACCCGCGTGCGAAGTAAGGCAACGCGGAGTCTGACGATTTCGGGTCAAACACCGCATCGGGTTGGTTCGTGCCGCGATCAACCGCGGGACAGCCGAAATCGGTGAACCGGAAGGGCTTGGACCCCGGCACCCAAGCAGTGGGCGCGGCACTCTCAATGCCGCCGGGACGGTTGAAATGCGGGTTTTGCCACCAGCTGCGCAAATCCTTGTCGCGAAACACCCAAGGCTTAGAAGCCTCGCCATCCTCGATTGGCGTGCGGATTTGTGCTGTTCGGTCCGAATCCGATGCATAGATCCAGTCAAAGCCCTCACCACCTGCGATATTGCCCCGCAGATAATCGGGATCATAGATGGACTGCACACCGGCAAGCGCATCTGCATGATCATTGCCATCGCGCCAGTCCGAGAGCGGCATGAAATTGTTGATGCCGATAAAATCAATGGCTGGATCGGCCCAGAGCGGATCAAGATGAAAGAACACATCGCCGCTGCCATCGCCTGGCCGGTGACCGGAATATTCCGACCAGTCCGCTGCATAGGAAATCTTCGTGTCCGCCCCCAGAATGGTGCGGCAATCCGCAGCCAGTGCCTGAAGCGCCGCGACAGCGGGATAGGTGCTGGCATCCGATCTGGTTCGTGTCAGCCCGCGCAGGTCCGATGCGATCAGAAACGCATCCGCCCCGCCTGCAAGCGCGCAAAGATGTGCATAATGCAGCACCATCCGGCGCAAGCCCCAATCCTGTCCGCCAGTCCAGAGCACGGCCTCCGGCTCGATCACCACCTCGGTCAACCCGAAGCCGCCAGGGTTAGGGCGCAATTCCGTGAGCGCGCCGATGGTAAAGTCTGACGGAGTGGCATTGCCAAAGAAGTCCGCGACCTGCGAAGCCGCATCGGCTGTTTTGTCCACGCTGCCCTCAAACCCTGCAGCAGGGCTGCAGGTGATGCGCGCCTGCGAGGGGAATGCAGGCTGGCCCGCCTCAGTGGCATTGTCGCTATAGGGGTTGGGGAGAGTGTTGCTCTCTGGCACATCCAGCACAATCTGCGGCTGGAACGTGACCCGCAATCCGCGCTTCTTCGCCTCCTGAATGGCCTCAACAATCGAGCGGTCTGAGGGCGTGCCGCCATATGCTGGCCCGTCATCGATGCGACTGACAGCATAGGCCTGATCGCGCAAAACACCGTTCACCTTCCACTCATAAGGCTCCGTTTCCTTGTCCGGCTCCGTGACACCGGGACGCAGCAGACACGCGCCTGCGCGCAGATCATCCCCGAACCATGATGACTGCAAGGTGACGGACCCCACTGCCGGTGCCTGCGCCTGAAGCTGGTCAAGTGCGATGGCAAAATCCGTGCGCGATGCCGCAACAAAAGTGTTCTCTGGCATGGTGACCGAGGCAAGTGTCGCGCGGACAGGCGTGGTGCCATAGATGAATTCGCCGGTGCCAGGGCCGATGGTGACGGCCTTCAGGTAGTTCTCGACTTCCGCGCCTTCGGGTGCGGGCCGGAAGACTTCGAAGGACAGCTGGGGCAGGCGGTTGCCATAGCGCTCCAGCGCCAGATCCTCAAAGACGACATAGGCCGTGCCGCGATAGGCGGGTGTATTGCCCGCCCCCATAAGCGAGGACATCAGCGGGTCGGGGGTCTGCTCCTCACTACCCGCATACCAGCGCCATGTGACATTGCGCATGTCCATGATCTTGCCATCGACCCAGATGCGGCCAATGCCGGTGATGGGCCCCTCGCACAGCGCCACGGCAAAGGATGCGAAATAGCTGTATGTCGTGGTTGTAGTGGTGACTGTGCTGCCCCCGCCGCCACCGCCCTTGCCGCCACCGGTGCTTTGGGTCGTGCGCTTTTTGCGGATCACCTCGCGAAAATCTGTCGCCCAGATGATATTGCCGCCCAGACGCATGCGCCCGTAAACGCGCGGGACCACAAGCCCCTCGACCGAGGATGTGATGCGCAGATTGTCGAGGCGCGCCCCTTCAAAGCGCTGCTCCTGCGGGGGCATGTTGGGCGCCATCAGGCGTGCATCGACCATGCTGCCGATGGACGAGCCTATGAAGCCCCCGATGGCGGCGGCCGAGACGCCGAGAATGCTTCCGCCGATGGACCCGCCAATCGCGGTGCCCACTGCGCCCAAAACCAGTGTTGCCATGAAACTTGCCTGCTATTCGTGCCTTGGGCACGGGAATTGGAACGCAAAAGCGATGCGCCGCCGCCATGCTATTGTCAGCGGTTCTTCAATAACACCAAGACGTTCATAGGAATGAATGAAACTGCCAGACTCCGTCAGGATGCCCACATGTTTGGCAATCGCCTGCGCGCGCATGCGAAACACCACCAGAGTGCCGGGCAGGCACAGCGCAGGATCACCCTCGAACAGGTAGCGCCTCAGCCCCTCTGCCAGCAATTCGCGCCGCCCGACCTCGCCCCAATCGCGCGTATAGACGGGCATTTCACCCACAGGCGTGCCGCCCATATCGGCCCAAAGCCCGCGCGCAAGCCCCAGACAATCGCAGCCCACCCCGCGCAACGCGGCCTGATTGTGATAGGGCGTGCCCAGCCACAGGCGCGCGGCGGCGATCACATCTGCCGCGGATGCCAGTTTCGGGGCAGGGCTCACAGCACAGCCCCCCTGTGCCCACCATCGCGCGTGGCGTAGCGGGTGACAGCATCCTGACCGGGGATATCGGGAAACCCCCTGAAATTGGCGATATTGGCAAAGCGGTCGCGGCAGGTCTCTGGGCGCTTGTCGCAGCCGGCCACAATCGTAAAGCTGTCGCCAACATTGATATCCAGAATAGGGGCTTCCAGCAGGATAATGCGCACCACGCCATCATTGAGCTCATGCTGGCTGACTTCCGCCTGACGGGTGGCATTAGCACCGCTGGTCCAGCTGATGATCCCGCGGCTGAAATGGCCTGCAGCAAAGCCCGATAGCCCGCCCGCTGTGAAGGCGCGGTCGCGCAGCAATGCGGTGATGGTGCCTGTGCCCTTGAATGCGGGACCCTCAAGATCGACCTTGCAGCGCGCATCGCCCAGTGCAGCATCGCAGCTGCCCTGGAAAATGCGGCCGACCTGCTGGTTCAGCACATGCGCCATTGAGCGCATCTCGGCCACGAACGACACGCGCCCGCGCCGGATTTCCCCGATCGATCCGCGCCGCAACAACACGCGCTGCGAAGTATCCTGCCAGTTCACCCGAAACACCTCGACCTGCGCATTGTCCCAGCGCCCGTCCGCGATATCGGTCTCAGTAATCCGGTCTGACGACAGCACCCCTTCGGCATCCTGCGCATCGACCGACATATCCGATCCGTGGCGCAGCTCGGACGGGATCAGGCCAGTCTCGCTGTCGAAGCTGGTGCCATCGAACTGAAGCGCGCGGTCGTGATCCGTAAAGCCGAACACTTGCCCGTCCGAGCGGGTGATGCGCCAGCACCAGGCTAGCGTGGTGGCGCCCGAGGCAAGATGCGCCTGCAGTGCAGGGACCAGGGCCTTCATGGCGCGCCACCCTCATCGCCATGCCCGTCAGGGTAGGGGTATCGCTGGCGGATCTCCGCGACCTTGTCGAGCCAGACCTGCTCGGAACCCTCCCCGCGCTGCCATTTAAAGAATAGCGGATCAGCCTCATGGCGGTAGGCGGTCGCACGATCCTCGCGCGCCGCTTCGAGAAGGGCTTCGGGGGTGAGTTCCGGTTCCGGCTCGGGTTCTGGCGATTTGGGCTTATCAATGATGACAAGCGCACCTGCTTCGTTCAGTGTGATACTGCGCCCTTCTAGTTTGGCCTCCAGCGCGTCACTGTATTGTTCTGGGTCAATATATGCACCACCCTCAAAGGTAGCCGTGCTCAACCGTCCGTCTGCAGAAACATATGGCATTATGAGATCCTCATGTAGAATGTGGCGGTTAAATGTGTCGGGTAGACCTCGTCGCCCATGAATTCTGTCTGGTCAACGCCATCTGGATCGCTGGATAGATCCTGATTGCCGTCAGACACATACTTGTCGCCACCGCTAGCATTCGCGATGCTCGAATTCTGGTTTCGAATGATACGTCTGTTTCCGCCCTCCCCTGAACTCTCCGTCCGGAAAGTGTGACTATGCGCCCGCATCTGGTCCCAGATGAGCTCCCCTGATGTTGTGCCGGGACGCAGGAACGCTTTTGATGTGTTGATCAACTCGACGCGCTGGCCTGCCAGCGGACCTACGGTGATTTCTGCGGAGGCTTCAATACGTGGCGCTTCGCCGTCCACGACCTCATTGATTAGCAAGCCTTCATTGAATTCCCCCGCGCCTGCCTGGTTCGCCGTGAGCCGGATGAACTTTGCGGTGCCTGAATTGTCGGGCAGATCTCCGCCGTCGATATGATCCCAGACAGGAAAAGGCTCGCGCAAGGGTTTGCCAAGAAAGGGGTTCGCGGAAATCGCGGCCAGTAAGGTATTTGCGAAATCCAACGCGGCGCGTGCCGCTGCCGGATCCTCCGCAGTGAACACTGCGCCCCCGACACTCGTTGCGCCCAGAGCGGCGCGCGCCGCAGCCTGATCCTCCGCCACGAACACGCCGCCCCCTACAGAACTCGCCCCCAATGCCCCTCGCGCGGCCTCTGCATCCGCCGCGGTAAACACCGCATCCCCTACGCTGGTCGTCCCCAGCGCTGTGCGCGCGCCTTCAGCCGTGATCGCACCAGTGCCACCGGCTGCAATGCCCAGTGGCAGTTGCAGGATCGACACCCAGAATTCGGTATCGGGCGGGGCTGTGCCGGTGATGGATTTAATGCAGTAATAGGTCACGCCATCAAAGGTCACGAAATCCAGTGGCCGGTACGGAAATGAGGGCGAATAGGGCCCGCGATAGATGGGCTGTACGCGCCCCAGATTGACTGTGACGGCCATCAGGTCACCTCATAGGTCATAAGCAGGTCTCCTTCTGCGTTGATGTCAATTGTGTCGATGGTGTTGCCGACGAAGCTCACGGTCAGATCGCCATCCTCATCGACTGCAAACGCCCCCAGATCATTGAGAAGCGCATCGCCAAGTGTGAGCAATGTGGTGCTGGCAGCCAGCGCCGAGGATTGTGCGGCGGCGGCATAGGGGGCGGCTGCCGAAGCGCCGGCATCTGCGGCGAGCGCCACCGCATCGCCAGCGTCCCCTGCTGCCGTCAGAGCAGTCTGCGCGCTGTCATTTGCCGCACCTGCAAAGCCTGATGCGGCCTGCGCACTGTCATGGGCAGCACCCGCTGCCGCGCGCGCCTGATCGCGGTACTGGCGTGTGAGCGCCACCAATTCTGGCGTGAGCACAGGGGCGGCGCTGTCGATACCGTCGGCCACATTGAACGGGTCTTCGCCTTCGGGGATGCCGACCTCGACATAGCGGTCGAGATCGCGCAGCTGGGCCAGAACCAGATAGAGGCCGGGATAGAGACTGCCCGAAATAACCCCAGATGCATTGGTCTGCAGCAGGGTGGGCTGGTCAACGATCACAGCGCCTGCCTGCGCTACGGTTTTGCGCGGCTGGCGGAACCAGCTTAAGGTGGCATTGGCGAATACGCTGCCATCGGGCAGCTGGAACACCCCTGTCAGGGGGCGCAATCCGGTGCTCATAGGGATATCCTTATCTTGAAAGCGGCTTGCGCGTTCACTCGCGCAACTCGATCAGGGGGATGGAGGTGATGGAGCCAGTGCGCTCGATATCGAGCGTCACATCGATCATGTCGGCACCAAAGCGGACGGGTACGTCAAATTCAAAACCTGCGCGGATCTCGACACCGGCAGGCGGGGCTGCTGTGAATGTCACCATGCCAGTGGCGTGATCAACACTGAAGCCGTCAAACTGCTCGACACCGTCCAGCGCCACCCGCACGGTGCCCGCAACCGGCCGCGTGATCGTGCGCCAGTAGCCATAGGCCTCAGACCCGTAATGCTTGCGCAGCTGGAACTGGGTGGCTGTGCCGGTGCCGGTGCCCAGCAGCTGGTTGCGGGCATCGCAGGCGCGCGAGGGGGCGCCGGATTTGTAATCCGACCAGTCCTTGAATCGGAAGCCATAGAGCCGCCCGTTGCGCGCCTCGAAAAACGCCACTACCGCTTGCAAGTCATCATTGCTGCGAATGCCATAGCCGATATCGAACTCGCGGCGCGAATTTGCCCAGGACGCGTTGCGTTCTTCAAAGCCCGAGGACAGCTCGACGACCTGTGTGCGCCGCCGGGGCCCACCGCGCGCCCCGCGCGCGATGTTGACCGGAAACCGTTCATCATGAAACGCCATCAGCGTGTCCTCTGGCCAAGTGCGACCGCGCGGCCGAGATCGGCTGCGATCTGGGCGCGCGATTGCCGGAACCCCTCGACATCGCGCACATTGTTGAAGTTGACGACGATAGGCTGGTCACCGCGGCCCCGACGCCCGCGCGTCTCGTCGATCACGCGTTCGCGCGGATGCATGACGGCCAGAAACCCACCGCGCCCGTCCAGCCCGCCCGATCGCGCGCCAAAACCGGTATGTCCACCGCCGTCGAAGCTCGCCAGCGGCCCGCTGCCCATAGCGTTCAGTGGCCCGCCGCCCAACAGCCCGCCAAGGGCGTTGTTCAGACCCGATGCAAGCGGCCCCAGGATAAAGCGCCGCGCGCCGATCATCGCGAAATCCGCCAGAATGGAGCGCACCAGATCGCTGACTTCCAGCTTGCCCGTGCGCACGAAATCCCCGATCGTGGATTCCGCCGAGCGGAACGCGCCGGTCATCGCGTCCCCGATGCCCTTACCCCAATCAATGGCCTGCTCTGCGTATTTCGCAAGCGAGTCTGAAACAGCATCCCAGCCTGTCAGGGCTTCTTCGCCGGCCTCTTTCAAGTCCTTGCCGGTCTGGCGAGCGGCACCGCCTGCGCGCCCCAAAGCGTCTTCCAGTGTCGCCACGGACGTGATCACATCATCCAGCACATCATCATCTGCAGTGGCATTGAGCACAGTGCGCATATCCTCAATTGCAAGACGTGCATCTGCGAATGCATCCACGACATTGGTTTTCAAGGTCTCGGCCAGTTGGTCGGCCTCAAAACTTGCCCCTGCGGCCGCCATGCGTGTGCTGTTGCCGAAGGTATTGGCAGAATCTGCCGCTGATTTCAGCGCATCTGACAGCGCCCCGAAGCCCATGACCCCTTCAACGCTGGTTCCCATCCAGCGCAGGAAATCCGACCAGCGGAAGGTCAGGTCTGCAACCAGATCAAAGAATTGCGCGCGGATGCTGGTCCAGACGATTTGCAGCGCATCGGGGATGAGGGCCGCACTTGTCTTGATCCCCTCCCAGACACCAACGGCAATGCGGCCCAGAATGGACAGCGCCTCGCCAAACCCGCCGACAGAGCGCACCAGCTGGCCCAACCAATAGATCAGCTCGCCAGCGCCAACGATCAGGGCGCCGATGCCGGTGCGGATCAGCGCGGCACGCAAGGCTATCAGCGCGCTGGTCAGCGTCATTGTGGTTACGCGCGCGGCCACAATCGCTGCGACATAGCGCACTGCCATGAAGCTAGCAAAAGAGATTGCGATGGCGGCCACGCGTTCAAGATTGTCGGCGAGATAGATGATCCCGTCGGCCACCATGCCCGACGCGCGCAGCATCTGGTCCCATGTGCCCACCAGTTCCAGCGCAGCATTGCCCATCAGGACAAAAGCATCGCCGATGGTGGCCGGCATGCTGTCGGCTTCCTCGCGCAGCAGCGCCAGATTGCCCACCAGCGCATTGCGGATCACGTCGCCAGTGATCAGCCCTTGCGCCCCGAGGGTGCGCAGCTGGTTGACGCCCACGCCCATTTCCGCCGCCAGAAGTTCCGCAACGCGGCCCCCGTTCATGATGACAGTGTTGAGCTGTTGGCCGCGCAGCGCGCCAAGCGCCATGGCCTGCGAAAGGGCGTTGGAAATCTGCTCGGCCCGCTGCTGGCGCGCGCCGGATACGACAATTGCGTTGTTCAGCGCCTCTGTGAAATCAAGGCTTTCGCGCGTGGACATTCCCAGCTCGCGCAGGGCTGTGGAATTTGCCAGATAGCTTTCCGTGGTCTGCTCAAGGCTCGAATAGGTGCGCCGCGCCATCTGTGCCAGCCGGTCCATGACGGCCGCACCTGTTTGCTGTGATCCGGTGGCCAGATCGACGCGCGAGCGCAGATCTGTCCAGGTATCGGCATAGCGCGCCAGCTCGCGCACACTGACTGCAGCGCCCAGCACCCCCATAACGCGCCTGACCACGCGACCGGCAGCAGCGGCCTGATCCTCGATGCGCCCGAACTCGCGCGTGCCGGCATCGCCCAGCCCCTTGAATTCCGCGCGTACTTTCCCGCCCCCTTGGGCAGAATAGCGAACGGAGACGCGTTTCTCACTCATGGGTGGCCCCTTGGGCTTGCTCGTTGAACTTGCGGGCCATGACAGGCTCGATGACAGGCAGCAGGGCTGCGGTGATATGGGCGGGAATGCCCATTGCCTGACCCATGGCCAGCGCGGCGGTCATATCCCAGCCGATGATGCGGCCGTTTGAAACGCGCAGCTGGCCGCCCAGCCGCATGGCCAGACGCCAGACCTGCGCGCCCTCATAGGTTACCGGCGCGTTTTGGGTTTGCGGGCAGGTTTCGCAGCGCGACGGGCAGGCCGCGCAGTATTCGGGACCACCGCCGAAATGCCAGTCAGCGAGGCCCCTGATCCGTTTCCCTCTTCGGCCAGATACATCGCAGGGGCCATATAGCTTTCCTGAAACTTCCGGAACACTGACGGGATGCGCAATAGCGCCTCAACACCGTCGTCAAACGGCTCGGGGATCGGGCGGCCGTCTTCATCCTCCATCCCTTCCCACGCGATGATGGCGCGCTTAGCCAGTGCAATGGCCAGCGCCAGACCCACGCGCTGCTTTTGCGCAGAACTCATGGCGACCAGTTCCGCATTATCTTCGGGGATTACCTCGCCGCCCAGGGCGTCGACAAAGTCGGGGTCTGCCTGTGCCTCGCCCACCAGTTCGATATCAGCGGGCAAAAGCTGGACGCGCACGCAGGGGCCGAGTTCAAGCCAGACGGGTTTGCGGGAAATATTCAAACGCAGCATCAGTAGGCCTCCAGATCATTGACAAGGGTGAGGGTGCACATGCGGCCCACAATCGGATCGAGGGCCGCTTGCCATTCGAAGGAGGCCTGCACGCCTTGCGGGCCGTTGATTTCGCGGCGCGGGCGCGGCAGGTAGACCGCATGGGCGGTGATGGTCAGGCTTTCGCCTGAAGGAAGCGCCCAGCCGAACTCCAGTTCGCATGGTTCGCCATCGATGGCCTGCTGCAACAGCGTCGTATCGGAAAACCGCACATCCATCCGCCCTGTCAGCATGGCCATGCCGGGATCGGCCCCGTCGATCAGCCCGTCGCCGCGGATGGTTTCAATGCGGTCGAGGTTGTTCTGGTAGCTGACTTCGCATGACACGACATTGGCCAGCGCCGAGCCGTCGCGCATGATCGAGCCGTTGAAATGGCCAAAGCGCAGCAATTCGATCGCTTCCAATGTGCCGGTCTGTGCAGAGGCTGCGGGCGAGGTTTCCCCCTGCGGGATCAGCCGCGCGGTCGCGGTCAGAAGGCCCGCGCGCTGCATGGTGAAGGACAGCTGGTCCACACGGCAGCCCGGATACGTGGTGAAGCTGGGCACTTCCGGCATGCCGATCTCGATCGACATCGATGGCAGCACCCAGCTGCCTGACTGGAACACATGCGTGAAGATGCCATTGGGATCGCCATTATCCTCGCCCTCGGTGCTGGATGGCGCGCCAAAAGCCCCTTTCAGCCAGAAGCCAAAGGCGCGGGCGTCGATGGGGACAACGACATCGCCATCCGCAGTGAGCGCGTCCTTGATCGGGGCCAGCGGATCACGCCCGTAGCCCAGGAGCTCGCTTTGCAAAAGCGGCTGGTCGGCGCCAAGCGTGGAGGTTGCAAAGGGCATCCGCGTGTAGCCTGAAGCGGGCGGAGTGCCATAGACGGTTTCAAACGCAAGCGCCATTTGCGCCCGCGCCCCGTGTGCGCGTGCCATATTGTGTCCTTTCGTGTCAGGTTAAAGCAGCGTGTCAGCTGCGGAATAGTGCAGCTCCACTGTGATCGTGGCAGCTTTCAGGGTCTCGGCCCCCTCGATGGGGATAGACAGCGGGGCAGGGGCAAGGCCTTCGACCCAGTCGCAGCGCCCGCCCAAGGTGCGATCGGCGTCAATTGCCTCGCCCACTGCACGGGCCAGCGCATCAAACGCGGCATCGCGCGCAGCGGGTGCGCTATCGACCAGAATGTCGATCTCGGCGCGGTGCTGGTAATGATACTGCAGCGGTGAAAGTGTCACTTCCGGCTCGCCGGGGTCGCCATCGCGAAGGATCGCAACGCCACCTGACGCGATCCGCGACGGCAAGGTGTCATTGCGGTCCAGCAATTCGGCACCTGTCGGCATCACCGCCGCCAGCGCGACTTGAAGCGCATCCAGAATCTGCTCTCGCTTGCTGTTGGTCATTTACGTCCTCGGCCAGTTTGAAACGACAAGCCCCGGAATGCGCGCCGCCCAACGATCGGCAGCAGGCCCGAGATCGAGGCGCTTTTGCAGCTGCACCTGTGGCAGCATTATGAAAATAGGAACCGTCTGCGATCCCGTCTGGATTCCGTCCTTTCGAACCTTGCGCCGGTTCAGCACCGCGCGCCCGCGCGTGTTCATCCGTGTGTTGTCGGCAACCAGCAGATGAGGCCCCCCGCGGCGATATACGAAGCGCAGCTCCATCCCCGTGCGCTGCTCCCAGCCGCGTGGCGTAATACGCTTGCGACCCAGCCCGCGCTGGCCTGCCGCCTCTGTCGGGATGGCAAGATATGTGCCCTCAAAACCGCGAATGATCGCACCACGATCAAAGGCATCCAGCAAAACGGGCGCGCGGGTCCAGACCAGTGCGGCCGCGTTGCTGGAAGGCTGGCGCGGGAAGGTCTGCGCGCGGATGGTGCGCGCAAGGCGTGATCCCAGCCCGCCCGCTTCCACCTGACGCCGCCAGTCGGCCTGCAAGCCTTTGGCGGCCGCATTCAACCCCTCGCGCATGGCCTTGCGACCGGCACGTTCCTCGGCTTCCATTTCGGCCTTGAGGTTTTGCAGCACCTTCACGGAAATCATCAAGCAAGCACCCGCGCCTCGGCGGCCCAAACCAGATGCGCGGCGTCGCGCACCGGATCGGAGCGGATCTGGTAGAGCACGCTGCCTGCGTCATCGTCGCCAATCTCGATCGTGTCATCGCGCGCAAGTTGTGCGACCTCACTGATGCGGATATCAATCAGCACAGCATCCGCGACAAAGCGTCCGTCGCCGAAGCTGGCAATGCGGTCGGGTGCGCGAATGATCACTCGCACCGGCACGCCATCGCCTGTGCCGCCCGCGCGGTAGATCGCGTCATGGGACTGGTGCGGATCGGTGAACAGAATATCCGTGGCCGCGGCAAAAGCATTCATGTGTCGGAATTCCCTGTTGAATTGGAATGCGCACCGCCCGCATTCGGGGCGATGCGCAGCTCTCAGCCTGCGGCTTAGTTCGAGCTGTGCAGGCGGATGACGATGCGCGGGCGCTTGTTGACCGGCAGGATGTTGGATTCGGTCATCAGATCAATCCAGCGTCCTTTCGCCTCCACCAGCTGGCGGGCATACATTTCCTGCCCGATCGTGTTGGCAGCCTCCAACAGATCTGCAGGCGCGCCATAGGTGGTGAAGGTGTCCATCGTGCCCAGCGGGAAGGCCACGCCTTCATTGGCCGGAACCAGCCGCTCGGACGCGCCAGTCGAGAGGGTGCAGCTGCCGTTGTATTCCTCAAACAGGATACCTGCGAAGGGGAAGTTGCGGCGCATATCCTCGCGCAGCGGCTGCGCGCCGGTGGCGGCATAGAACTTATAGGCCTCCTCGGTTTTGGGGTGGCCGATTAGCTTGTCGAAAAACTCGCGGCTGACCAACGCATGCACAGAGGTCATCGTCTCGCCCAGCAAGTTGTCCTCGACTGCACGCAATACTTCACGACATTTTCCCTGCACATTGGTGCCATTGGTGCCCAGTAGGAAATCCACGCTGATCTGGCTGAGGCCGAACTCGGTGAAGTAATTGTAAAGCGTGGACCCGGCCCCGTCGCGCACAGTGCCGCGCAGCGCGTTCATTTCCATGAATTCGCGGGTCTGGGCATGCTTGCGGCGCATCAGGGTCAGCTTGCGGTTCATCACTTCGGACAGGGGATCTGCCTCGACCGATGACCCGAGTGCCGGCTGGCCCTGAATATCCATCACGGTGATGACATCATCATGGGGGATATGGGGCACAGCAAACGAGCGCATCGAGCGCCCCTCGCGTGTGCCGACCGTGGCTGGCGCGCCCCAGGGCACAGTGGGCAACAGGTTCAGCTGGCCTTCATATTGCTCGATGATGACGCTGCGTTGCGTGACGCCTTCAAAACGAAACAGGCCGATCTGGCCCAATCGGGTATAGAGATTGGGCAGGATATTGATGGCCTGCGTCATCTCCGCAAGTGAATAGCCCCCGGCATCAAACGGGTTGCGGGTGATGGTCATGATAACTCTCCTTGAGAAATTGCGCGAGGAAGCTGCGCATGAAACGACACCGCCCGCCTTTGTGGGGCGGGCGGTCGCATGTCGTCAGGTGGTGGGCAGGCGTCAGACGTTCTGGCGTGCGACAATGCCCAGGGCAGTCAGTTGCTCGAGCTTGGCTGCGCGTTTGTCGTCATCATCGACCGAAGCGTCATAGACCAGCATGCCGCGCGCAACGATGGCGGGCCCGCGCTTGATGATCACGCCGGTGCGGTCGCCATCACTGGCGTCCACGGCCTCGATCAGAACAGCATTGGCCAGCTGCTCGCCCGTGTCCGGCTCGGCAGCGGTGTCGGGCGACAGGGTATATTTGCCGATGTGATCGCCGGAGGTGATCCGGCCCAGCACCGAGCCCAGCTGGTAATTGGTACCAGCCAGAAGGGTGATGGCCTCTCGGGTATAGTTCTTGTCGAGATCGAGTTTCAGCAGATCGCCCTCGGAGGGCGGTTTAACAAGCGGTGCCATAAGGGGATCCTTTCAATGGCTGTGGAATGGGGGCGCGATGGGGACCGCGACCGGAGGTTAGTGCCGTGCCACGACCTGACTGGCCGCGCGTTTCGCGGCAGCCACGATCGGGCTTTCCTTGGGCTTGGTTGATGCGGCTGGTGTGGCCACCATCACGCCTGCGGCTTCATCGCGCGCGCTGGCGTCCGATAGAACGCGCGTGCGCAGCGCATCGGCCGAGATGCCTTCGCGCAGGGCGCTGGCCACATCGACCTTGACGCCAAGGCGTGCGGCTTGCGCGCCGATCTCGGCGATGGCAGCGGCCTCGTTGCGGCTCAAGCCGGATGCGGCCTTCGCGGATGCAATGGCACTCGCTGCCGCAGCTGGCGGGGCGTTCACTGCATCCTCGGTGGCCTCTGTGTCACCGGAATCCACGGTGTCATCGCTTGTGTCTTCTGCCGCTGGTGTCACGGGCTCTTGCACTGTGTCACTGGTCGTTTCGGTTTCTGCGCCTGGTGTTGCGCGGGTTTTGCCACTCATGGCTGGCTCCTTCTTTGGGGCGCTGCCAGTGGCAGCGCCGGTCTGTGCCGCCGGTTGGCGACGGTGAAGATGATCGATGAAACTGGCAAAGCCTGCGCGCAGGTCCATGACCTGATCGGCAAGGCCTTGTGCGACCGCACGCTCGCCGCGAAACACGCGCGCTTGCGTGTTGATGGCGGCGCCTGCGTCCAGCCTTGCGCCGCGCCCCGCCTCGATCGTGGCGGCAAAGAGCTGGCGCATCTCTTCGGTCTCGGCCTGCAGCGTGTCGCGCACATCTTCGGGCAGCGGCTCATACGGGTTGCCGTCAACCTTATGGCTGCCCGCATGGATCATGGTGACGCGCACGCCTTCATCGCTTAGGCGCTGGCTGTAATCGGCATGCACGATCAGCACCCCGATACTGCCCACCTCGCCGGTACGGGGCAGGATGATCTGGTCGGCTTGAGAGGCCAGCGCATAGCCTGCCGACAGCGCCGCTTCGGCGACAAACGCCCAGACAGGCTTTTGCGCGCGGGCCGCGCGAATGGCATCGGCCAGATCGAACACGCCAGCGACCTCGCCGCCGAATGTATCGATCTCCAATGCGATGCCGCGCACGGCAGGATCGGCGGCGGCTGCCTCGACCTGCTGGGCTAGCCCTTCATAGGAGGTGGCGCCCGAGGATTCGCCGATCCAGTCGCCGCGATGGACCAGCGTGCCAGTGGCTTCAATGATGGCAATGCCCTCGCGCATGCCAAACATCCGCCGCCCGCGCTCGCGAAACCCCTGCGACAGCTCGCCGCCCAGAATCGAGACACGCGGGCGCAGGCGGGATGCGCGTTCCAGCCGGGGCGAGTCCTCAATGTCAGCCACGGGCAGGCGCAAGCGCCCCTCGACCAGCCGCGCGCCAAAGCCCGACAGGAAGGCATGGCCCTTCACAGGGTCCACAAGAAGCGGCGTGTTGAACACACGCTGCGCAATCATCGGTGTATGCATGGATCAGTCCCTGTCTTCGCGCGCGGCCCGCGCGTCATCATCATCGTCGTCATCGTCTGGCTCGGACCGGTCTTGCGGTGCAGACCCTGAAGATGCCGGCGCACCGGGCTGGCGGAAATCCAGGCCCAATTCGCGTTCGCGCGCGCGCTCGGCCGCAATCTCGCGGTCCAGTGTCTCCGCGTCATAGCCGCGCTCGGACACCGCCTGCGTGCGGCTTTTGAGACCGGCCGAGATCTGGGCCAGTTCGGCATTGGTGTCTTTCAGCGGATCGACCCAATCCCATTTGGTGGGCAGCCATGCGCAGGCTTGATAGTCCGCCCTGCGCCGTTCGTAAGACGGCAGTGGCAGCGCGCCTGCCAGCACGGCAGTATCCATCCAGCGCTGCCAGACCGGCAGGCACATCTGGTAGACCATCACACTGTGCTGCCATGAAGACACGCGCCTGCGGAATTCCATCAGCGACAGACGCGAGTTGGAGAAGTTCCCGCGCGCGACATCGCCGGTCAGATAGGCATAGGGCAGGCCCAGCGAGGCTGCGACCTGCATCAGGGTGCGAAACTGGAACGGCTCGTAGGTTGCGCCGGAATCTGCAGGGCTCGCGACAGTCACCCCCTGACCTGGCAGCAGGTTGACGATCGAGCCCGGCACGACTTCCAGATCATCGCCTTCCTCTGGCATCAGGGGCGCCTCATCTTCTCCCAGAGCGTTGGTGACAAACATCGCATAGAGGGCGGCGACTTTCTTGCGGTCGAGTTCGGCGTCATCATACTGGTCCAGCATAAGTAGCTTCACTATGGCCGGTGCAAAGCGCGACACCCCGCGCAGCTGGCCTGCCTCGACCGGGTCCAGCACATGGATGACGTCGGAGGCGGGCACGCGCACCTTCTCGCCTTTCAGCCCCGGCTCAGTGGGATCGGACGGGTGGCGGCGGTAGAAATGATAGGCCACGCGCCGCCCGATCCGGTCAAACTCGATCCCCTGCCGGATGACATGGCCGTCGATATCTGCGGGACGGTTCAACTCGGTCGGCAGCATTTCGGTGGGCATCATCTGCAGCTGCAGGGGCACGCGCAGCCCGTCACTGGGGCGGCGCGGGCGAAACCGCAAGAATGCCTCGCCGGTGATAAACACCTCGCGCGCGACGCGCCGCTGCAGCCCGTAGAAATCCGTGAGCCCTTCGGCGTCGGCCTCGTCGGTCCAGTCCAGAAACAACTCCTGAATGCGCAGCTTGTGGCGGGGCTGCGCGATCCGTGCGCTTGGCTTGATCCCGTCGCCCACAGCATTGGCCGCCCAGCTTTCCACGGCATTGGCAGCGTAGCCGTTATTGCGCACCAGCCAGCGCGCGCGGGCATTCATCTCCGGCCCCGCTGCGGCCAGCAGGGCGTTGACATGCGCGCGGGCAGGGCGGAAGCCTTTCAGGCGGCGATTGCCAAGCGCTGCTTCAAACCCGCCGACCCATGCCCCCAGACGTTTGCGAAACCCTTTCATCATGGCCATGTCAGATATCCTTCACGCCGTAAGGGCGGATCACGCGGCGGCGCTTGCGCCCTTCCAACCGGGCAAGGCGCTGTTCAATATCTGTAATGGCCGCAACCAGCTCGGCATCGGTGGCATAACTCACGCGGCGGCCTTCAATAACTGTCTCGCGCACGCCCCGCCAGCGGGCATCGAGCAGGGCGCGCAGCCGCGTCCTCATTTGCTGGGGGCTAAAGTCCATGATCACTCCATGTAGCGGGCACGGTAGCTGCGCCGCGCGCGGGGTTTGCGTTTCAGTATCCGCCCTGCAATCGGGGCCTCATCCTCGAGCACGGCCTCTTGTGCCGGTTGCGGGGCAATCTGGCCTTCCAGTGCCATCCAGCGCTGGTCATCCCAGCGATCTATCCCCAGAAGCCATGCGGCCGCACGGGCATAGACGCGGCAATCCAGTGCCTCGTTGCGCTCGCGCAGCTGCTGCCATTCAAGTTTCGTGTAGCCGCGGCGCTTGTCGCGGCGGGTGACCAACTGCTCGGCGGTCAGCTGCTTGATCCATTCGGACGTGACCCCGCTCTTGGGAATATGGATGAACCCTGCAGGCCAGTCGGCACCCAGCTCGATCTCTTCATCCGTAGGCGGGCTCTGGCGCAGAAACCGGTAGGTCTCGGATTTGAAATACCCCGATTTGACTGTCCAGAGCGACAGACCGCGCCGGATCTTGCGACCGCCCTCGGTGACATCGACCTTGCTGGGCCCGTCCACAGGCGCTTTGACAATGCCTTCGCGCTGGCCCTTGACGGCCAGCACCTGCTCGCCGCGATTTAGCCGCGCCCAGGAATAAACCGCATCTGTTGTAGCACCGTCGCCTGTGTCGATGGCAAAGCGTGCCAGTGCCATGCGCGCGCCGCTTTCATGCGGCCATGTCTGTTGCAACAGCTCCGTCAGTTTGATCCAGATTTCGTCACGCGAGGTATCGCCCTCGATGACGATGTGATCGACCAGCCAGGATTGCAGATTGCGCCCCCATGCCCAGATATCGATCTCGATACGGTCACGCTGCACATCCGCGCCAGCTGTCAGCACCAGCCCGCCTTTTGGCACTGTACCAAGGATGAACGTGATTTCGCGCCGGTCATAGAGACGCTGCCAGTCCGGTGCCTCGCCCTTCTCCTGCCATGTCTCCCCCAGAATGGTGTTCTTGAAGGTTTTGAGCGAGGCATCATTGCCCTGCGCTGCCTCCCAGCTTGAGGCGATATCCACCCATGACAACCACCCCAATGGCGAATACAGCCCCGATATGTGAAACCCCACTACGCCCGCGCGCTGTGCCCGCGCGATGGTTTCCGGATCGGCGGTCATGTACCACGCCGCCCCGTTGGCCGGATCCATCATCCATGTCTTGTGCCGCTCCTCGATCGGCGTCTCGCAGCTTTCGCAGTGATAGGCTGCATCTTCGGGCCGTCCTTTGGGCCAGCGCAGCTGCGCGAACTTCAACCATTGCATGGCCCCGCAATGGGGGCAGGGCACATGGTAGCGGCGCTGGTCACTCATCTCCCATTCCCGCTCGATGCGCGAGAGCCCCGAGATTGTCGGGGTGGAGGCAAGAAACATCTTGGCGCGGTGGCCAAAGCTGATGGTGCGCGCCTCTGCCAGCGCCACCGGATCGCCCTCGCCATCCAGATCGCCCGGATAGGCATCAACCTCGTCCAGAAACACATTGCGCGCGGGCATCGAGCGCAGGCCCACGGCACTATTGGCGCCGGTAATCAGCAGCACGCCCCCCGGAAAGCGTTTCGACAGCACAGTATTGCCCGCATCGCGCGAACGCGCGGGCATGATGCGGCTGCGCAACTCCGGGCTTTCTTCTACCAGTGGCTCGATGCGCTGTTGCGACAGACGCTTGGCCATATCCACAGTGGGCTGGACCAGCAAAAACGGCCCCGGCGCGATATGCACACAATGCCCTAGCCAGTTATTGCCCGCCTCGGTCGCGCCCACCTGCGCGGCCTTGGGCAGGATCACGCGGCGTGCCGGATGCGCAGGGCTCAGCGCATCCATCACATCGCGCATATAGGGCGTGCGCGCTGTGCGGTAGGGACCGGCTTCGGCTGCGCCGCGTGACGACAGCATGCGAAACCGGTCGGACCATTGCGACACGGTCAGCGCCGGATCAGGGGCGAGTCCTGACGACCATGCGCGGCGCAATACATCCGCCCCTTCAAACAATTCAGCGCAAGTCAATGCGCACCTCCGCCAGTTCTGCCAGATGCTCGCGCAGATAGCGGTCCAGCACCTGTTCAAGATCATGGGCCTCAACGCCCAGTTCCGATGCCATGTTTGCGGCGACCCGCGCGGGCCAGCCGATCCATGCATCGCGTTCCTTCCGTGCCAGGTCGAACACCATCGACACGGCCTTGTTGCGATCGACCACCTCGCCGCGCACCCGCTTGAGCTGCTCCTTTTGCAGCTGTGCTTTGAGCACCTCGGTCGCCAGCCGCGCGCGCATGAAGGTGACCGCACCGCCGGGGGCTGGTTCCTGACCCGATTCCGTTAGCGTGTCCTGCACCGCATCAATTGCCGCCTGCGGCACAGGGCGCTCGGACGGGCCCGTGCTGCCGGTAGCGGGCGCCGGACCCTTGACCGCATCCCCGCGCTGCTTCGCCGGATCGGTCTGGCCCGACCATTGCGCATCCGCGCGTTCGGGATCGATGGTCCCGTCAGGCTCGGGCGTTACACGGCCTGCGGCAATCGCCTTGCGCACCGCTGTGTGCGATCCACCTGGCAGACCTCGAGCCGCCCGACTTTGCGCATATGCCCGTATCGACAGCCCCATCAGTACTCCTCTGTTTGCATTAGGAATTTACACCTAATTAATTGTTTTAATTGTATTAAATTACCTGTTTTGCTGGCCTTGCAGCGCTGGTTCCGGCATACTGTCCCTACACCGGAAGGAAACAGATTGATGACCACACTCGAGATGATCACCCGCATCAATGACGCCATCCGCGCAGGCGACATGACCGATCTGCGCGATCTGGAAAACTATGTCCGCGACCTCCTCGTCAGCGAGGATGAACGCGACACATGGCTTGCCCTGATCGAAACCGGCACCGATGTGATCGAACGCAATGAGGGCGGGCTTTAAGCCCGCCCCCCCATCAAGGACACCTCCCCATGAATTATATTTTGATCACCAACCCCGACGACTCCGAAATGGTCACCTGCTACCACCACACCGAAATGGTCGGGATCTATTCCCAGATGGAAATCATCGCCCTGCAGGAGGGTAATGTGATCTTCAAAAATGGCGCGCTGCATGCTGACATGCTGGCCGCCGCCCGCGCCGCCACACTTGATGAACTGGTCAACGGGTAACCTTTTTGTGCCTTGCTTCGCCGGAATCGGTCAAGCTGTGCCCCCAAGAACCTTCTTGAAACTACGTACATAGCTGTTGCCAAATTTTGACCCTGTGGGGTGCTTGCGGTAACGTGAATGAAACACAGTTTGACCTGGTTCAATTGACGACTGCATCAATACATTGCGAAAACTTTTCAGAGATCCTAAGCCTTCCGTAGCGTCGTGAAGGACGACGTCGAAATCGAAACCCAATGCCCAAAGGATCTCACCGACCATACGTGCAGAAATGTTCTGATTTCCTTTGAAACAGTTCGCAAGGACGGAGCTGTCGATACCAAGCCTGTGCGCGATGTCGCTTCTCGTGATCTTGTCGGTCTTCATCCTCACTGCGAGGGCCTTTAGCAGCGCTTGATTAATTTTATCAACCGCTACAGCGCCAGCGGCATCTTTGGGATCGATAGTAACCTCAAATGTGGTCATTCAAGATATTCCTCGCACTATCAATTTGACAACTCTGGACGTCCAAACAGTCCAATAATTGGCCCACGGATTGTAAGGGATGAAGCAGTATGACTGAAACACATAACGTGTTGTTTTTATTAGATTTGTGAATTTTCAACACCGCAAATTGAGTTGTTTTTTTCCTTTGATCGTGATATGCGGCACCATCAGAAGGATTTGCAGGCGATGTCCGGAATTGCAAATTTGATATCACGAACTCCACGACTTGTTGCCGTTGCCTCAGTGGCGGCAATCGTGGGAGCATTGCTTGTTGTCTCTCGAATCTGGTCATTCCCAGTATGGTGGTTGGCCGTCGCAGTGTTGGCGTGTCTGATTGTGCTATTTTGGTGCGAGGGGCATATTTCTAAGGCGCGTCGGAAGACGGAATGATGACATTCAAAACTGTCCATGAACTATCAATTGGCTTCCAGTTTCCATCGATTAACCTCTCCCGCAGGCTGACTTGAACAGTCATCTTTATCCCGATCCGTAGGTATTCCTTGACGCTACCGTCCTCGAGTGACTGAAGGAAGTTCTGATCAAGCATTTTCGCTGAAAATTCCTCTCCAGTCTCTTCGCTCCGAAACCTCCATTTCTTTGGTGCGTTTTCCAACGGGGCGCGCAACACAGTCACATCCATTCTGCGTTCGGAAGACCTCTCCTCGACGTGATCGCCCATTTGCCATAGTCCACTTCTTGCAGCAAATTCTGAGCTGGGAGCCGAATAAGCTAGCGGCTTTTCTGGTCCTTGAGATACGCCTACTGAACTTATTGCTGGATCGCGCGCGACTGTTGCAAAGAAGCGTTTTGTAGTAGCCTTTAACTCTGTAGATGCGGATATTTTTTGCAGCAGTTCAAAAAGCAGTTGCCTATCTTCATCACTCAACTCAACCGTTACGCCTTCACCGAACCAGTAATCATATGTAGGCCCACCGTCCACTACTATGAATATGGCCAACGATACTGCCAGCGTAGACAGTCGAGGGCGCTTTCTGGCGCCTGTTTCCACCTTTTCTAATTGGGATTCAATCCAATCAAGCGCTGCATTTAACCTAAAGCTGCTTGCATTCGCATCTACGACTTGAAGTCTAACCGTTGCACTAGGGTCGATCATTTCTGCGGCAAGTCTAACCGCAGTCGACCATTCAATTGCTGCCCTAGCAACAATCTCAAGATCTGCTTTTCGGCCTTCCTGTACCCCGAAATAAAGGCTTAAAGGAGTATCATTCATTGCTGGTCCCTTCAAATGGGTCAGCAATCAATGGCAATCCAGTTGGGATTCGTCAACTCTCTGCACTTTGTGTATGTTCGACGTTAGAAGCTTGCGCCGTTACTATATTACATTTTGACCAGATGCTCGGCATCACAATCCCAACTCCGACAGATCGAACGCCACATCCTGCAATTTCTTCCGCCCCGCCCTTGATGCGGGTCTTTCGTCCTCCTTTCCTGCCTGTGGATCCCAGCGATCATAGACCGCCCTGATGATAGCGCGGTTGTCCTGACTGCGTCCGCTCTCGTCCCAGAGCGCGTCAAACCACGCGGTGTAGAAGCCCGCGACATCGTCGCAGACATCGATATCGAACTGCTCGGTGCGCAGGTTCTTGTTCAGGTTCATACTGGAGCGCATCACGGCCGCGCCGCGTGCGCCGCACACAATGATGACTTTCGCATGCACTGACAGGCAGCGAAACGCATCCTCGCCCAGCGCCTTGATCAGCGGCCCTGCATACTTGGGCGATTTCTCGAATGTGCCACGATCGAGCAGCACACGCATGCCCGTGATCCGTCCTTCCTGCCGGATCTGTGCGGCACGTTCGATATCGTAAAGCCCCGTCGTCCAGGTCGAGATGCGGACCATCGCGGGGCCCAACTCATCCACCATATGCTCCATCGCGTCCACGGCCGAAAACTGGCCGGCCGTGAGGCCGGTAACCCGCACCCCCGGCGCCAGCGGGCCGATCACTTCGGCCGCGGTCTCGGTGCGATGCACCACGCGGCGCACTGCGCCAGTGCGGTAGCGCAGCGCGCGTGGCCGAGCCACTGCGCCCTTCGTTACGCGCCCTGGCATCGCTGCCTCCGGACTTCTTCAAAACTGCGTCCGTCCGCTTCCAGACTGGCGGCTTCGCTGGTGTAAGTCTGCCAGCGTTCGACGATGACATCGCAATACCGCTCGTCCAGTTCCATCAAGCGGGCTACGCGGCCGGATTTGTGACACGCAATCAGCGTAGAGCCCGAGCCTCCGAACAGATCCAGCACCTTGTCCCCGCGCTGCGTGCTGTTCTCCAGCATTTCAAGGATCAGCGCGACCGGCTTCATGGTCGGGTGCTCCGCATTGCGCGCAGGGCGCTCGGCGCGGATGATCGAGCCGTCATAGGCCTCGACCGTCAGGCCTTTGCCCGACACGACGAAGGTCTTGTTGGCCACATCCACCTGCAACGTGCCATCGGGCATGACGCGCAGCGGCATCACGGCACCGTCGCGCACCGTAGTTTGCTTGCGTCCCCCGTACCACGGATGGGCCGCACCGGGCTTCCAGCCATAGAGGATGGCTTCATGGCGCCATTGATAGTCCGATCGCCCCAGCACCAGCGAGGGCTTTACCCAGATCAGGCAGCCCGACAGCTTGAATCCTGCCGCAGCAAAGGCCGTGCGAAATGCCAGCCCTTCGGTTTCGGCGTGGGCGACATAGACCGGCGCACCGGGCTTCATCACCTGCATCGCGGCCTTGAATGCGCGGGTCAGGAATTGTCGGAACTCGTTCTCCGGCAGATTGTCATTGGCGATCTTGCCCGCCACGCCCTCATAGTTGACGTTGTAGGGCGGGTCGGTCCAGCAGGCATCGACCGGACCCGCGCACATAGCCTCCACATCCGATTGCGACGTGCTGTCGCCACACATCACCCGATGCGCACCCAGCAGCCAGATATCACCGCGTTCCGACACCGGCCGCGGTGGCGGTTCGGGGATGAAGTCCGGATCGCCGAGAGGGGCAGGGGCCGGTTCTTCGTTTTCTAACCCTCCCAGCAGATCCTCCAGCTCTGCCTCGGAAAAGCCTGTAATTTCCAGCCCCACACCTTCGCCCTGAAGATCGGCCAGTTCTGCGCGCAACAGCTCCTCGTCCCAGCCAGCATTCTCCGCGATCTTGTTATCAGCGATCACCAGCGCGCGGCGTTGGGTCGGGCTGAGATGCGCCAGTGTGATGGCCGGCACCTTGCCCAAACCCAAACGCTTTGCGGCCAGCAACCGGCCATGACCGGCGACCAGCACCGAATCATCGCCGATCAGGACCGGATTGCAAAACCCGAACTCCGCGATCGAGGCTGCGATCTGGTCAATCTGCCACTCCGGATGCGTGCGGGCGTTGCGCGCATACGGCAAAAGATCGTCAACCGGCATCATCTGCACCTGAAGGGCAGATTTTCTGTTTGTCTCCATCTCGATGTTCGCTTTATGTTTCATCCGCCCGCCGGTGGGTAGGGAGCGGCCATAAAGCATGTCTGGTCGGCGGGGTGCGCCGCGAAACGTACCCCCGTGTCGCAGGGCGCGCCAACGCCCTGTGGCCTCCCGCAAACCGAAAGCCGGTCTGCGCAAAAGCCGGAATGCGAACGGGCCGCAGCATCTGATGCCACGGCCCGTGCGATGCGAGGCTATAAAACCCCTGTTGAAGATCAATTTCAAAGCGCTGGTTGATGATAGGGTTTCCACCCCTTTCCAGTGTTGGAAACCGGAAACCCAAAGTGGAAACCCAGATTTCCGCCCTAACACTAGATATGTAACGCGCCTACGCCCCCCGCATACGCTCCGCGCCGGGAAGGACCCAAACGGGGGGCGAATGTGAGGGGCGTGGCGCTCCCATACAACTCTGCCGATCTTATCTATTTTTGTAGGGGATTCTGGTGTTTTTGTCTCGCGAAACGTTCGACCTTTTGACGACCTCCAACGGGCATGAAACGGCATCGAATGTCCTCCAATGTCCTCAATTATTTTCCTGCTCACGTGATTTGAGTGTGTTTTTATTTAAGTAAATCAATGACTTATGGATGGTCAGGAGGGCAGCAGTCCAGCGCCGCCACGCAGTGGCCCGCGCAACCCCAAATCGCCAACAAATTGGCTTCCAGCGCCATCCTTCTGCCCGCATCCACACGATCCGGCGGTTATCGGGGTCCGATATCAGCAGCAGCCAGCCGATCGTTTCCTCCATCCGCGCAATCTCGCCAGCATTCGGGATCACCCGCATCCGTGCCTCGTGGTAGCCATAGGCATGGCGGGCATCGCGGACGAACTCTGGCCATGAATTGCCATAGCCCTTGGGCCCTGATCCTTGCGGGGCAGGCAGGCGGCGCAGGGTCAGTGCGGCCTCTTCCAGCCGGTCTTCGATTTCGCGTGGTGTGATGGTCATGATCCCTCCGTCAGTAAATTTGCAAGG